TAGGTGAAATGAACCCTTGGTATACAATGTCAGCCCCTTCTCGTTCGAAGGAATCAATGCGCCCGATAGGACTCTTCGTTGACCTTGTCAAAAAGCCACCTAAGGCACTACCGTGCGTATTATACATTGTGCACGTGTAACCCATCTCCATCCAAGCCTGTGTCTGTTTCAAACACTTATCGTTGAACTCAGGAGAGAAATAAGTTGGTGCCAAAGATTGCTGCTGAGCGACAGCATGGTCTGTCATAGCTACACCCTTGAAATGCAGACCCTCTTCCAAGGCTTTTGCTATAGGGGAGCGTTCATCCCCTTCTACTTCTTTTTCCATAAGGATACAGAAAGAAGAATCTGGTGCAACAATAGCTGTCTCAAGACAGACAGCTGAAGCTTCCTCTGTCTTTACCTTGGTCCACTTACCATCATCACCCTGTCGATAACCATCCTTGCGTAGCTGCTTAACCATCACTGAATAAGCTGAACGATATGCACGCCCTTCATCTTTATGTTTCTTCAACACACTATTGAAGACACGAATAAAAATATCTATGTGTTTCTGCGGTATATTCTTTCCTTTCAAACGTCTTGGCGTAGTACCTTTTTTAAACGGCATACTATTCCTCCGGCTTCGGTAATCTCTTGGATACTTCTACCCACTCGTTCGGTGTCATGTATAGCAAATGCTTAGCAACCCACTCTTGATCAACGACACCGTCTGCAATCAAGTTCTTTGCTGCTTTTGATACACTATCAAAGTAACGTCCCAGGTCTACTTCGTCTGACCACGATTGCACTGGCCATTGTACACTATAGTCATAATCCGCAGGATTGAAACCGAGCATCAATAACTGCAAATCAAGCGTATGACGAACGGCATCACCCATTACACGTTGTACACTACGTACCGTTCTAGCAAAACGTTTATCCTGTAACTGCAAAGTTGCCTTAGCATTAACATCTTTTTCTAGGCCAAGGTGTGCCTTGGGTACACGTGTAGCTGTTAAGATTTTACCTCGGTAGTATTCCACAGGGTTCAAGTTTGTGAACCCCGTATTACTCGTATCAAGTACTTTTACATCAGCAAGACCTTCTTCCGTATCGCCCATAATCTCATGGTAACGTTTCCCCATGAAAATATCTTTTACTACGGACAACTCTTCATTCACTTCGGCACCCGAACTCACACGTTTGCGCTGAAGTGATCTCTGAAAATTAGCAATGTACGCTTCAGCTTCGGGGTCCGTTTTGCCAGTTATATCGATCAAAAATAGCAGCCGAGCGAAAGCCCGTGTCAACCAGTTAATGACCAGAGCCTCTTCCATTGCTCTTAGCTTGTGCCATGCAGTACGTGCCGTGTACATCAACGGTCTTCCGTACAGCGAACCACCACTGTGATTCCAACGTATGTGTTCTATCTGCCACGGATAAAAAGTAGCCAAAGGCAACGACATCGTTGCACTAGGATCTATTTGCTCGAAAGCACAATTGCCAACCTTGTTTCCTTGTAAGAGAATGCCATGAGCATCTTCATGACGTACCATAGAATCGACAGGAAGATACATCAGTCGAGTTATTAGCATTTCGTCGTTTACTACGTACTCGTAAAAGGTGTCTCCATAGCACAATGTATTACGAGTGAATGTGTATGCCAATTCACGCCACTGCGTACGCTTTAATGTATCTTCCATCAATTGCCGGATATTATCTGGCACTTGATTCTGAGAATCAAAAGCGATTATAAACGAACTGGATTCTCCGCGCTCTGCACTCGTAGCATTGTCTGCAAGAATGTCTAATGCAGTAGATACTTCTTCGACAGTAGAATCCATATCATACACATCTTGATATACAGCCAACCGCTTGCGAGACGGCTCTGCAAAAGCTGCCGTCCACAAGGACGTCTGTTCCAAGTTTGCTACACCGGTATGTGACGTTTTCTCTGACTCTGGATAGAATAGCTTTGAGATACGTCGTCTTAGTCGCGATGCGAATCTAGCCATTAGTCTGTATCACCAAAGAGCACCGGTTGCATATCCGGTATATTATACACGTGTTTGCCACCTTCCCAGTCGACTACTTTTATAAGGGAAGTGAGATGTTCACCAAACCCTACGTTTGTTACAACATCGTTTAAAGGAAGTGCTAGGTAGTAACCACCTGCAACTACTGCTTTCTTGAACCGAACATCCTCAGCAAAGTTTGCCCTAGGATCAACTACCCAGGGGCCGAACTTATCCCAAATCTCTCTACGACAACCTATTGCCGATCCCACAAAGTCAATCACACGATGTAACTTAGCAGTTGTTTTAATAAGTTCATTCGGGAACAAACATGGTTCATGCCAGTACTTGAATAATCCAAGACACCCTAGTTTCTCGTGCGTTTCAAGCAAGTGTACACAATGAGACAACCATCCCGGAGTATACATCAAATCGGAATCTAGCTTGAAAACGATGTCTCCTGTTGCAATAGCTAATCCTCGGTTCATCGCATGACCGAGACCCATATTGTGCCCGGTGTTCATAAGTACAGTCGACGCTAAACCGCGTTGCACAAGAGAGTAAACAAACTTGCTAGTCAATCGGTCACTCGCATCGTCGAGAACGATCAATTGATAAGGGTAATGCGTACACTCCCGTAACGTCGCAAGTGACTTCTCTAGAACCTCTTTACGATTATACGACAAAACACAGAGGGATGCGTGTTTCATTTCCTTCTATACTTTGCTACGTGAAAGCTATAACGTTTGTGCGTTTCAATGCTTTCTAATTTACCGTACGGATCTAATTTGTCCATTAGGTCCTGGGCAGTCCATACAGGCCACACGTGCCCGCAACCACCCATACTCGTAGGTACACTAACTACGACAGTTCTTTTGGACACCCTAAATAGTTCAGGTATGATTAACGAATGGTCCACGATGTGCTCTATCACATCTGAACAAATTACGGTATCGAATGTACGATCCGGGAATGGAAGTTGTTCTTTCTCCACATCAACTACGTAGAAGTGATCTCCGAATAGCTCCTTTGCTAATTCAACGGCGTAGGGCGAAAAATCTACGCCAGTGTATCGCATATTGTCCTGGCGACATCGAGCAGCCAGGAACCCCGGGCCGCAACCTACATCAAGGTTGTTTCCGCAAAGGAAAGTTTCGATTACGAATTGCCTGCGACAAGTACGCCAATAGTACTTCCAGCCAACTTCTTTCCAGTCTGCATTCCACTTGTTAGCATCTTCACGTTGATCCAGATCACAACGCATTGTGCCTTATACCTTCTTTACCAAAATGCCGTACACATGGCAATCGTCTTGAATATCACTGCGCTGTACTTTCCAACCTTGCGTTAGTTTGGAGGCAGCGTGTTCACCCTTCATTCTCTCGTTAGGACTCGAGAACCACTGAAATACATTTTCATCGAAAAAGCGATAGTGTGTTGGGGCGCGCCACGCATTCGTATGCCCTTTCCAAGGTACTATAATGTGAGCTTGACCGCCTTGACGCAGCACCCTATGCATCTCATTTACGACATACACAACAAAGTCGATGTCCTGTGTTGGATGTCGTGCAGGCAAGTGTTCTAGGACGTGATGACACCAAATAAACGCAAAGTGATTATCCGGATAACGCAATGGATTCTTTAAATCGTGTTGCGTAAAGTGCAATTCCGGCTTAGTTGCAAACACTTCTGAAAAGTCATGTTTGTCAACACAGAACCAGGTATATGGAAAATCCGGAGGCAGCTTATCGCCACATCCGATGTTAAGTGCTCTATCCACTATTCCACCGACTTCGGAAGGTGCTTTTTCGCATCAAACGGAATATCGTATTTCTTGTGAATGTACCTGATTGTCTCGCGTACACTCTCGGTCATAGCCTGAATGTCTCGGAAATGATACTGATGGTATCCGATGATTGCGTCAGAAAAAATCATGTGGAAACCTTCTGCACCTAAGTGCCGGCCGAATTCGTTGTCCTGACCCTGACCCTTGATCTTCTCGTCAAAACCTCCAGTTTTCACGAAAGCTTCAATCGGAATAACTAGGTTTCCAGATAAGGTGGACCCGTTGCACAAGATGGGTGTGTAATCGCTTTCCCAGTCCACATTTTGTCTCGGGTCGATATTACGTCGGAATGCAGGTGTCCGAACTCCACCATACTCGGCTCCCGGCGGGATTCGCTTTGGCCAAGGGTACTTACAATCTACCCACTTTTTCAAATCAGCAAATATCTCTTGAGTTGTAACTTCCATTGGCGGCATCCAGTCATAACGACCGCATACAACCAAAGGTTCCGTTACATCGAAATCCTTTTCGAGTTCTAGGAAAGCTTCAACTGCAAACGGGTTAAGGATAACGTCACTGTCAATGTACCAGATGTACTTGCAACTCTCGGAGACCAACTTGGAGCCGCGATTGCGAACTTCTGATACGCGATAACCATCGTGCTCCTCGTAAGCGTAAGCATCAACGAGTTCTTCTACGATTTCCTGTGTACCGTCAGTGCTTCCGTCATCGGATACGATCACTTCAAAATCCTGTACACTTTGGTCGGCCAAGCCTTCAAGTGTTCTAAGAAGTGTCACTTTGCGGTTGTACGTCGGGATGACGAAACTGATGCGTTCGCCGTTCATTAGTCCCCTTTCTACGTTTACGAGTCGCCTTTTGGAATGATCATGCGTGTACCGTGCTTTTCTACAACATGTAAATCCACGGCATCGAGATCATGCTTACGTTCAATATATCCTACGTTGATATTCACTTCCTGAGCATTACGTAATTGATTTCGTGCATGACATACGTGATAGCCGATCACTACTTGGGAGAAGATAGCTTTGTGACCTGCAAGTTGCAAACGGATGCTCAGCTCGCAATCCTCTCCCCCGTGTCCTGTAAGGTCTTCGTCGAATCCACCGACATCTTCATATACGTGCTTCGGAATGAGCAAATTGCCACTATACATCATACTAGCATAAAATGAACATAGCACTGCTGGTTCATCGAATGCATGCGGGATGTTAAACGTCCTGGGATCAGGCCCTATAATACCCGTAAGTGTTTCGGCGAGCTCTCTGTCAGGTTCTAGCTGACACTCAATAAGCTTTTGCCAGTTATCAGTTACATCCTCGGGAGTAACTATCATTGGAGGTAACCAATCGTACCTACCAATGATCACGGCATCTGGATAAGTAAGTGTCAAGTTTTCGTAATGAGCTAACGCCATGGGATTCAACAATACATCTGAATCCACAAATAGCAAAGAACTACCTTGAGCAATCGCTGCACCTTCATTACGTGCTAGTCCTGCTTGGAAACCGGCATGCGGGTGCCAGATATACCGTATAGGACAAATGTTTTGGAATTGAGGTTGTCTAAGAATTTCTAAAAGATCGTCTGTACCTCCGTCATC